CAGGTAATTCTTTTAAAGCATGTACTAGTGTTGATTTGCCTACTGACATGGTCCCTGTTAATCCTATACGCATATTTGTTTTTTAATTTTTATATTTCCACTTATATCCACTAGCTGTTTTTTGCCTTCCACATAATACTCCAATAACATATTTAAACCCAGCTTTTTTTGTTGCGGTTACACTTTCCCATTCTTTAATAAAATTATCTTCTAAATCATATTGAAAAACAGGTTTCTTTTTAGCCCAAGTAATTTTTCTTCCTTTATTAGCTTTAGATATTTTTTTATTTCTATCATCAGAATATATATATCCTTTTTTAGCTTTAGAAATTTTATCACAAGTTTCTTTTGAAACTTTACGTCCTTTTAACTTTTGCTTATGTTCTTCTGTTTTAGGTTTTCTTAATTTTTGTTTTGTATCATAAGTATGATACTCAACTCCACTACCACCTTTTTTTTTCTTGTTTACTATTTCAAACCCCCACTGTTTAAATTGTTCTATCCAATATGATTCTAATGGTTCCCATTCTTTTCTATCTAGAGAATTAATTTTATCTATGATTGTATAAAAAGTGGTGATACCATATTTTATTTTATGATTCATTTCTCTAGTTTTAGGATTCTTAGTTTTACCTATATAAACTTTATTAGGATCACCATAACAATTTTCAACAAGATAAATATAAGTCATAATTTTATTTATAACAAATATGCTAAAATCTTATTTTTAGTAATATAATAAAAAAGGCCTGGTTTCCCAAGCCTAATTTAAAATATTGTTTTAGAGATTATACCCCTGCTTTAGTGTAAATATCTGGGTCAGTTAATGATATCCAATTTAAGTATACATATCCTTCTGGGTCATATCCTCCATCTAGAGTTCTGCTCCATTCTTCCCAAGCATCTTTTGTTACTGGTTTGTCAGGTGAAAAAGATTTCTCGAATGACTCAATAGCATCATCACTATCATAATCTTCTACTACACCTAATATATCATCATATGAATGAGTGTCTGGGGATTCATCATATGCTTGGCTAATATCAAACTCTTCATTTTCTGTTACTTTTTCTCTAAACTGATTCTCAGTAATCAAACCAGCTAATTTCTGCATTTTGAGGAACTCTTTGTTCATTGTCTTTTATTTTTTAAATTAGTATGTTTTAATATAAATATCAAAAAAAAAACTAAGATCGTGATCCTTTACCTACACTACTCTTAAACCAAGGTAATCCAACTCCATCACGTTTTGCTTTGTGGTGACTGTCTTTGTCATGTTGGAAACCATTAATAAAATATTCTTTTTTACCATTTGGATGAATTACAGCTGGTCCTTCCCAGTTATGTAATTTTCCATCTTTCATGTAACGAATTGTACCATCTGTTGATGTGTACTTTTTGGTTTCCAATGTTGGATCTAGTTGATACTTTTTTACTTCTTCCATATGTTTATTTATTATTTTGCTAAATATAACATCATTTTCCCACAAAGCCAAACAAGTGGTTTAGATATTTTCCAAATATTCTATGAAATTTTTATATACAATTCGATAAGCAGGACGTGAATCTTTTTTAGCTTCTTTTAAAAGTGACACAATATCTTGCTCTGATTCAGTGAGAAGTATTTTAAATTCTTTAAGTGCTATTTCAGCTAAAATAACATTATCCTCATCGCCTCCATAATCTTCAAGATCATTAAGGTATAACTCAATATATTCGTTTAGTTTATTTTTTGAATACTTCATAGATAATCTTTTTAAATTTATTTACAACTTCTTTCACACCTTCAATTTGACTATTTAACCACTTTAAACGCTCACCCATACGTTTGCCGTCCATTGGTTTTTCTATATTTTCTTCAGGAATATATTTGAATAACGGTTTCATATATTCATTACCAGTAAGGAATACAAATTTGTCCTTTTGTGGGTTTAAACCTTGAGACTTCATTTGTTTTACTGTTTCATCAGCCCATGCTTCCTTTTCATCTTTAGACATTTCCTTAAGAGTCATATCATATGGCGCTAACTCTTTAGTCATAGGTACTAAATGATGTTTAGCAGAAAGAATAAACATCTTATCTGGTTTAAGTGACTGGCCATACTTTAATGTTTTTTGGAACATTGGGGAGGCAGAATATAATTCCTGCGCTGGGGAAGGACGGTCTAGTTTAGATTTAGTGCAACTTAGGAGTACTATTTTTGCCATTAATATTATTTAATATAAATATTAGTGGGATGTTATTTCTTTAATTACATCTTTACCAATAAATGTATTAACTTGATATTTAAAACAATCTAAAAATACTTGATTATAAATTGGAAATTTAGTAACTAAATGCTTTGTTATAGCAGTAAATGATGGACTACCATTTCTACCATAATGATTTGGTAAATCAACCTCTTTATTTAGTTTCTTTTTTAGGAATTGATAGTTAGCAGAACCATTTGCTTTTCTTAATTGACTAAAACTACAATATAGATGCATCAAATATGGTTTTGATGTATCATACTCACAGTTAGCTACTATTTCTCTAGCCATCTCCCAATTCTCAACATCAGAACTATTAAGCATATTATAAAGAGTTTGATACATATCAAAATCAACTACAACACCTTGATTAATATCATTATTAACTGATGTATCAAAAATGACTTTTAAATTATATTTTTCAATATTATCAATTAAGTTTAGGAAAAAATTAATGTTCTTACATGCCTTAGTATTACCATGATGATTAGTAATTATAAAACCAGGAAGAGGTGAGTGTTTTTTAATAAACTCAAAATTAGGATCAAATTGAACCCAATCATTTAGATTTTTTTCAGTAATAACATAGTGGGTATAAGCTTCACCTTTACGATTTTTAAGAATATCATTACTATAACCATACTGAGTTGTTTGGTCTCTATATTTTGAAAGTTTAGGATTATCTATAATAATGTCAATTGGAATTATATATAGATTTTCTGGTGGTTGAGGGGTATAATAATATTGTTTTGTTTTCTGGTCCCAGTTATAGTTTTTAAGGTCTGTGTAGTTTTCTCTAATAAACAAATCACTAATAATAACAGCATCTAATTTATCAAATTTTCTAGCTGTTTTAATATTTAGTTTATTCTCTTCAATATAATTTTTTAGTTTATATGAAGGCAACTCAGATAATGGTGTTGAATAAACTGTTGTTTTATTTTCAATTTTATTATCTTTATTAGTCTCATATAAAGCTAAATACCGTTGCTTATATGATTCAGGTATAATACCTGCTACTTTTTCCCAACCATTAGTGCGAAGTCGTTTATGACCAGGATCAAATGTTAATTGTGTTATATGCATAATTATTTACTTAGGAATTTAATTAATGTTTTGTTCATCATCAATGTTTTGAATGAGCTTGAATTGCCATTATAGATTGATTTTACAATTTTGTATTTCAAATCTACAGCAAATATATCTTCATTCATCAAATAAGCCAAACGATCAATATATGACTTTTCTATCTTATTGCTTTTACTATAAAATAAACTATAGTTAACAATACGAGTTGATAGAATTGATGCTAAATCTGCTCTATATTTATCATCTTTACCAATAATACCTTTTAGAGTATTAAGAATATATTCCTCACTTTCATGATTCATAATAGTATCTGGAGATATAATCTTATCTAGTTTATTATTAATAAACATTGTGAACATTGTAGTGAATTCAGATCCAACACTACCCTCACCAATCATTTGAATCAATCCTAACTCATCATCAAATGATTTTAGTGATGATATTGAATTAAAGAATGTTGATATGCTTCTTGAATTAGTATTTGTTGATACTAGTTCAGGATGTTTTAGTAAGAAGTTAATACACCTGTTATCCATTTCAGCATTCTCAGCCCACTCACTCCAACAATTAATATCAAATTTCAAATTAATAGATATGAATCGTGTTTTTTGAGCGTTATCAATACTATTAACTAAATAATCACCATTGTCAGGATTACTTGTAAGAATAATATGCCAATCTTTAGGTAACTCCCAACTAATATATTGTTGGCGATCAATTAGCTCCATAACAGCTTGAATGAACCTGATGTCAGCGCGATTCCAGTCATCTAAGAGCAAAATACCACCAGTTAATTTACCACTAATCCATTCAGGTGGACAATAACTCATCCTATTTTTACCTGTAAATTTTTT